GCCCGCCGCGGGCGGGGCCGCGGGCGTGGGGGGCGCCGCCGCGGGGGGGGTGACTGCGCGGCTCTCGTAGGCCTCCAGCAGGCTCCTGACCTGGTCCGCACTCTGCCGCTGGAGTCCGCGCAGGGTGATCAGTCGCTCGCGGTAAATGTCGTCGGCTGTGGCGGCGGGATTCTGGCGCACGTAGTCCAGCAGAGTCCGCCGCACATAGTCGACCTGCCGCTGCTGGAACGCCCGTTGGTTCTCGGCGGCATCGATCGCCGTGGGGTCGGCGAGCATCGTCATCATCTGCTGGAGCCCCTGCTCCGTCACGGTCACCAGTTCCCGGGCCGCCTGCTGGACCTCCTCGTTGACCGCCTGCATCTGCGGCGTAAAGGATTTGCTCGCGAATTCCAGGGCCCCCGTCCAGGTGGAGTCTTTGAGTCTCGTCCCGGCGTGGGCCAGGGCGAAGCTCGTCAGTTCCGCCGCGGGCGCCGCCCCGCGGGCCACGCGATCCTGGAGGACCAACAGTTGTTGCAGCGTGGCTGGGTCATCGGCGGTCGCCGGCCCCTGGATCAGGGTCTCCTGCACGGTCCGGGCCACGCCCGGATCGAGCGTTCCGGCCTCTACTTGGTCCCACATCCGGTCGACGTCGACCGGCTCGCCCCGCCCGGCCCGGGCCAGGACCTCGGCGGCGTTGCGCTGCTGGACCCCGGCGGCGATCCGCGCCTCCTGCGCGGCCCGGGCCTGTTGGCGCGTGAGGAGGCCCATCTGCTGATCCAGGAACTGCTGCTTGGCCTGTGGGTCCAGTCCCGTGCCGTAGAACGGCGCCTCTGAATTGAGCCACGCCACGGCCTCGTCGTACGGCATGGTCAGTACCTGCGTCGCGATCCGGTCCTTCGTGAGCTCCGCACTGACCGCCCGATCGACCGCCGCGAACTCGTCCTGGACCTGCTGCTCGTTCCAGCCCACGATCGGCGCCGCCGCCTGGAGCCGCTCCAGGAACAGGCTGGTATCCCGCATCTGTACGCTGGCCGTGCGGGCCGCGTCCAGACTCTGGTCCGCCTGACGCACCCGTAAGCCGCGAATATCGCCGGCGATCACACTCTCCCAGAGCGACATCTGCTGATCGTAGGCCTGCCGCTGCAGCGCAGCCGTCCGCTCGTCGCCGGCCGCCTCGTTCACCGGGGCCAGTTCGCCCCGCGCCTGGGCCCAGCGGGCCTGGGCCGCCTCCGGATCGGGGGTACGGAGGATCTCGTCCCGAACCGCCAGGAACGTCTGGGTCCGCGCGAGCTGGCCGTCCGAGACCGCCGTCGCCCGCTGCAGCTCCTGCGTCCGCCGCTCCGCCTCCTGGGCCTCGGCCGTCAGGAATACGCCCGTCCGAAACGCCGACTCCCCCAGGCCCGCCAGGGCCCCGCCCGCCGCGGCCCGGGCGCGGCCGGCCGCCCCGGGATCGGTCGGCACGACCAGTAAGGGGCCCTGCCCCGAGGGGTCGAGCTGCGGCCGGAATTGTGGTTGCTGGGCCATCCGCTATTTCGCCTTCGTAAAGAGGTTCGGGATCCGCCCGATCGAGAGCAGCTCGCCCAGGGCCCCGTAGACCCCGGCCCGCTCGGCGTATCCGGCCGCCGTCTGCCCGGTCGTCGAACCAGACTCGTTGGCCTCGATCTCCTGTTCCCACCGCCGCGCCGTCACGCGGCCGGCGCGCTTCTCCACGGCCGCCGCGAGCTCCACCTGCCGGGCCGTATCGACCAGGCTCGCCAGGGGCGTCCCCGTGAGGGCCAGGCCGGATTTCGCCGTCTCGGCCTCGATCGCCCCCAGGACCTCGGCGCCCTCCTCGTGGATGAGGCGCACCCGGTAATCGGTCAGGGCCGCCGCCTCGCGCTTCTCCAGGCGCGACAGCCGGGCCTTCTGGCGGTAGGCCGCGGCCGAGGCCCGGGCCGCTTCGGCCTGCCCCTGGCCCGATTCGTACATGCCGTACGCGGCGATCCCGGCCCCCGCCAGGGCCGCATAGGCTCCGATTGTCTCCAGGCCCATCAGCAGACCTCCTCGCGCGGCAGCCGCACGCACACGATCAGATCGCCCCCATCGGCACAGGCCTGCGCCAGCCGCGCCTCCGGCTCGAACCCCAGGGCCCGGACCCAGGCCAGGAATTTCTCCACCGTCGCCGGCGCCGCCGGCACCCCACAGTCGACGCGCCGCCACGGCCCCGCCGCCAGCCACTGATCGAGCAATCGCCGCACGGCCCGCACCACGCGAAAGCCCCAGCCGAGCTCCGGCACGCGGACGCCGACGATCGCCCACGCCTCCGCCACGCCCGCCAGCCGCTCCGCCACGCCCCCCACCGCCAGCACCGCCCGCGCAGCGCCCGGCGCGGAGCTGTCCCCGGGCCCTCGGGCCTCGATCGTCGCGGCCGGCCCGCGCTGGGCGAGCAGCTCGACGCGCGCCCACGTCGCCGCCAGCGTATCGGGCATGACCGCCCCCGCCGTCGCCAGAGAGAGGCCCTGCGTCAGGACTGCCGCCACGTCGTCGTACCGCACCCCCGGCCGGGTCACGAGCCGCCGGCCCGCGGCCGTGGCGCTGAGAGAGTCGGTCCGCTCGATCGCTATCACTGTCATGCCTTCACCGCCCGGGCGCCGCCCAGACCCGTCGCCAGCATGAGCCCGCGCACGCACGCCGGCAGCGGCAGATGGCCGCGCAGCAGGATCGTCGGGTCCGCCGTCAGGTTGCCCTCGACGGTCAGATCGTAATCACCCGTCACCAGCTCCGGCAGGGGCGTCGCCGCGGCCGCCGCGGCCCGCTCGGGCGTCCAGCAGCTCAAGTCCCGCAGCCGCGCGGCCGTGGGCCCGTACTGCAGGCCCCACGATCGATACAGCGACAGCCACAGGCCCACGACGTTGCTCTGCCGGCCCCGGGACGAGCCGTCCGGCAAGGGCAGCACCAGCCGCAGCGGCTGGAGCCACCAGTCCACGTGCAGCCCGATCGTCACCCGCCGGTAATAGTTCGGCAGCGTGACGGCGCCGCTCGTCACGATATAGGGCCCCAGCACGGCGCCGTCCGCCACCGCGTAGACGCTTTCGGCCTCCAGATGATCCAGGCCGCTGAAACTGTTTTCGACCTGGCGGACGGTCCCGCCGCTGGTATACGTCCCCAGCAGCAGACCGTTGACGTAGTTGCCGGCCGTCGTTTTGAGGGTGAACGTATTCGCCGCGGCATCCGCAACGACGAGGACCTGGCCGTTGAGCCACGTCATCCCGCCCACGTCCTGGAACTCGACGTTGTCCCCATCCGTGAAGGGATGCCCGGTAATCGTCACGGTCACCCGCCCCGTGCCGGCCGCCACGGCGAGCGACTCGAGCGTCTGCCAATCCTCGCCCTCGTACGGCACGTACGCATCCAGCCGGGCCGCCGTCGCCCGCGTGGGCACCAGGTCCAGGAGGTCGAGCCGCTCGACGTAGCGGGTCGTCGCCCCGTTGATCGTCCGCGCCACGATCCACCAGAGGACATCGCCGGCGGCGCTCGGCAGGCACTCGATATCCTCGATCACGGCGTCCGTGCCGCCGGCCGTGACCTGGGCCCAGCCGATCACCTCCGCGCGGAACATCTGTTCGTACACCATCGCCAGGAGCACGCCATCCGTCCGCAGGAACCACACGATGGGCACCCGCCCCCGCTGGAATACGATGCGCTGAATGCCCGGCTCCAGCAGGGTCGGACACGCAAACGCCAGGTCCGGCGCCACGAGGAGGTCCTGCTCCCAATCGTAAGTGACTTTCATCGGCCGCGTCGCCGTATGATCGAGGACGATCAGCGTCGAATGCGCCCGCACCGGCGGGACCGCCGCCGTCCCGAAATCGATCCGCCGCGAGATCTCGGGCTTGTTCGTCGCCGAGAGCGCCGCCGTCGGGTCCGCCGCCTGGATCTCCAGGATCGCCGCCGGCGTCCCGATGTAGTGCTTCTTCTGCTCGCCCACCAGCCACAGGAAGGGATCCCCCCGCCCCACCGTGTACGTGAAGACGAGCGCGTGCGCCGCCGTCGCCCCGGCGTCCATCCGCGTGTACTGATTGCTGTAGGAGAGCCACTCCGTCGTCGGGTCCGCGGTCGTCCCGACGAGGGCCAGGCGGTTATCCACCAGGCCGATCCCCCGCGGGTAGCCGCGCCGCGGGCTCCAGGCCCCCTCCGCCCAGATCGAGGTCGCCCCCGTGCCCCCCAAGGCATCGACCACCGTCGCCGTCGCCGAGGTCGTCGTGGCCACGTTCGTGATCGTGACGTATCCGTAGTGGATGTGCGGATCGACCGTGAGCAGGGCCTTGCAGTAGTCCCCGCTCGTCCAGGCGCTGACCCGCAGCCGATAGAGGGCGTTGGCCCAGGTCTCCTCGCCCGGGTCCTGGTAATTGACGCCCTCCGCCGGGGCGTACTGGAGGACCGTCTCGTACGTGGAGCCGGCGTCGTAACTCTTTTCCAGGATCAGCGTCGCGTTCCAGGTCCCGTCCGTCGCAATCTTCCATTTCGCGCCCAGCGAGACGGAGAGCGTCGTCGAGGTTGCCGTCCCGGTGAAGGTCTGGACCAGGGCGGTCTCCCCGATCCGATGCCCGAGCCGCCAGCGCGCCCCCACGTGGCCGCTGGCGCCCACGACGAACGGCGCGAACCCCGTCCCCGACGCCGTCAGGGTGATGGACCCTGTCGTCGCGGTGGGCGTGAGGAGGTACGTCGCGGTCGTATTCTCGTCGATAAAGGGCCCGCCCGTGACCGGCAGCGCCTCGAGCGTCCAACTCGTGGCGGCCGTATAGACCAGGCGATAGGGAGCATGCGCCCCGTCGACGATATAGAGCGTCCCGGCGTCATTGTACACCTGGAGATTGTCGAGGTCCGCCGTCGCGTAGGGTGAGACGATTTCATACGCCGCCGCCCCCGAGAGGACCTGCCCGGCATTTGTGTAAAACCGGCAGTACAGGTCGCCGAACTCGACGAGATACGCGTAGGTCTGCGAGTAGACCACGCGAAAGAGCCGCGCCGCCCCGGAGCTTTTCGTCGCGGCGATGTAGCGCGACGGCGGCCGCGTCACGGCCGGGCCCTGCGGCAGCGGCAGGAGATTCTCCAGCCGGCGGCAGCCGCGCCCGTGATTGAGCGCGGTCGTCCGCGCCTCGACCAGGTCGTCGACCAGGCCGGCCTCGAACGACATCAGATCAATCTTGGCCGTCACAAAGCTCCCTTACGCCCACGTGGAGTCCAGGCTCAGCGTCGGCGTCACCTCGAGGGTGTCGCCGTTGAGCAGACTGCGCGTTTCGGAGAGCGCCCCGGCCGCGACGAGGACGCCCGTATCGTCATTGGTCGTCGCGATGAACCACCAGAGGGCATCATCCCAGTCGTCGTCCGTGGCGGCGAATTCCGCCGCCGCGGCCGCGACCGCCTCCCACCCGGTGGCGCCGTCCGTCTGACTCGTCCATCCCACGGCGGAGCTGGCGATCGCGACGCGGGCATAGCCGGTCCCGGTAACCTCGGTCCACCCCACGCCGTTGCCCGCCAACGTGTCCGCCTTGACGATCGCGTCCGTCGACAGGCCCAGGTAGAAGCTCGCCGGGACGGCCTGCTCCTCGGAGATCAGCACCTCGATCGCCCACTGAATCCCTTCGGTCGTCCATGCCATAGAAGGCTCCTTCTACCGGCCCCGCCGGTCGTATGAAAACCGCTGTCGCGGCCGGTAGCGCATCGAGACGACGCGTCCGGCCGACACCCGCTGATGGTTGACCCATTCCGTCGCCGTCAGGCCGGTCACGACCGGCGTGAACGTCTCCGCGTGGGCGGACGCCGCGACCAGCGCGCCCTCATCCTCATCGTAGAACGCCGCCGCCTCCGTGTCCGTGGCCGCCGCCAGGGCCGCCGCGGACACCAGATCCTCGCAGGCTGCCCGATCCGCCGCCGTCGCCCCCAGGGTCGCCGCCGCCTCGACCGGCTCCAGGTACGTCTCCGTATTGAGCCGATCCGTCGCGGTCGCCGCCAGCGTCGCCGCCGCCGCCACGGCCTCGACGAACGTCGCCGCCTCCGCGTCCTCCGTCGCCACCAGGGCCGACCCGGTCACCGCCTCCGTCAGGGCCGCGGCGTCCGTCGCTGTCGCCGCCAGGGCCCCCGCCGCCGTGTCCGCGTCCGTCAGGACCAGGTCATCCGTCGCGCTCGCCGCCGCCGCGAGTGCCGCCGTGTCGGCGTCGGTCAGGGCAACGGTCCCCGTCGCGCTCGCCGCCAGGACCGCCGCCGCGGAGACGGGCTCCTCGTACGTGTTGCCGCCGCTGGCCGGCTCTGTCAGGACATAGGGTCTACCCAGCACCCACTCCGCACGATCGGAGTCGGTCCGCACCGGTACTCCCAGGATCCATTCGTGCTTGGCCATCAACTCACCACCGGCTGGATATCGACGTCGACGTACTCGCCGGCGTCCTCATATTCCGCCAACGTGAACCATAGATAAACCCAGCCCTCCCGCGCCGGGGTAAAGGTCACCGTGAACGCTGTCCACGTCGTATCATTGGCGATCTGCTGCGCGGACTGTACCGTGGTCCGCGCCGCGCTGGCGCCATTACTCAGGTAGCTGGCCGTCAGGTACGCCTCCGCGGCCGTCAGGGCACTGTCCCAGGCCGACCCCACCCGGGCATAGACAGAAATCGTCAGTTCCACGCCGCTGCCCAGCCAGAGGGCGGAGAACCCGGACAGGCGATCACCAAGTAGGAGGGGAGAATTCGGCCCACAGGACGCGTTACTCGTCAGGGTCGCGTACGAGTCCGCCCCACCGCTGCGGGGACTCGCCGTCGCCCGTATGATCGTGCCGGCATAGTGCCACTGTTGCTGCGCCTCGAACACACCGTCATCATCCTCCGCGGTGATGAGGGTATCCCCGGTGTTGACCATCGCCGGCGTGATCCCCCACGTCACATTGCGCAGCCGCACGATCCCGCCGGCCCGGACGTCAATCGTCGCCGTCCCGAACGCGACCGCGTCGGTCCCGACGCTACAGTTCTGGCAATCGACCATGCTGGAGGTGACGATCAGGCCGTAGGTGGCCCCATCGGTCGTACCGGCATTGATGGTGCAGCCCGACAGGACACAATTGGCGTAACTGATGACTACGGCGGCGCCGTTGGTATCCTGCCAGGTGCAATCCGTGCACCGAATGCCGCTGGTGGACGAGATATAGAGGCCCTCGATACCCGTGCCATTGCCGTCGCGCCAGCGGCACGAGACGAACTGGCAGAAGTGACTGTAGTTCTCCAGTGCCGTCGCCCCATTGCCGTCGTTGGAGCGCCGAAAATCCACGCGCTGAATGCGCCAGTAGGTATCGCTGTAGAACGACGCTTGGTACGCCGCGTCCTCGAAATCGATGATCGGCAACACATTGGAGTCGTCGTTCCAGGGGTCGTTCGTGGTCGCGTCACAGCCGATGATCTCAATGAACGCGTCGAGCGTGCCGTCCTCGTCGAAAATGATGTCCTTGGCCTCCGTGCCCTGGGTCCACGTCGTATTCGCCCGCAGGAAGAGCCGATCCCCGGCGCTCCGCACCGTATCCGTCGTGAATTTGGTGATCGTCTTCCAGGCGTGGTCGTTGTTGGCGGCCAGGCCGTCGTTGGCGTCGTTGCCGTTCGCGTAGTCGGCGTAGTAGTCCGTGTGGTGGGGCGTGCGCGTCACCAGCTGCGCGGACCGCAACTGCTGCTCGTAGAGACAACAGGCCAATTTGTTGAGTAGCCGGGCCTGTTTGTCGGCCACCCGGGTTAGGGCCCCCCGCAGGCGCTCGCCGAGCTCCTCGACGGTGCCTAGCCCGGGCGTCGCCACCGGCGGCGTCAGGTGCACGTTCCAGTCGCCGACCAGAGCCTCGCGCACGAGCGCCAGTTTCGCGACGTACTGCGGGATGAGGTCCCGCAGGTCGGCGTCGAATTTCGTGGCTACTCCCAGGCGCACGATCTCGGCCTCCCAATCCTTGGGCCGGCGAGCCCGGAATTCTGGGTCCGCCGCGATCTCCGCTTGCAGCTCGGTCAACGTCAGCGTCATGAGAAGAGGTCCGTGAACGTGCTCGCTTTCATCGTCCGCACCCCCCGGCCGGTCGCATCGGCGTGCCGGATCACCGGGAGGAAAAACTTTTCCAGGTCCGTCAAGATCCGCGCGGCCAGGTCCGCATCTTGCCGGAGGGCCAGGGCCAGCCGGTACGCCAGGTGCATCTGGAGGGCGTTGATCAGGCCCGCCGTGTATTTCGTCGGGTCCGTGCACAGGTAGACGTAATCGATATAGCCCGGCGACTCGTCCGTGTGCAGGACGCCCTGATAGACCTGGTACTCGTCGCCGGCGTCCTCCATCCCCATCATCCGGACATAGTCCGCCGGCACGGGGTAGGCGTACGAGAACCCGAACTGCGGCGCCGTCGTCGTCGTGGTCAGCCTCGCCTGCCTGGAAATGCACTTCCAGGGGTGGCTCTCAAACACCTGCTGCCGGGCAATCGGCCAGTGCCGCAGGCAGGCCGCCGCCTCCACGGTCCCGTCCGTGAGACTGGTGATGGACCCCGCCCCGACGAAATCGAGCGCCCCATTGCAGATCTGGATCTCGCTCAGGTTCATCGCCGCCACGCCTCACGAATATACAGCACGATCGTCACGTTGTTGCGGTCGCCGCTGTAGTGGGCCCGATTCTGATTCGCGTCCGCGATCGCCAGCGTCAGGCCGCCCGCGAACGGCACCCCCGCGAATTCCGTCCCGCCGGGATCGCTCAGACTGGCGGCCAGCGAGCAGGGGTCCGTCACGCCGTTGGCGTCCGTGTCCGCCCAGATGGCGAACCCGTCCGCGTCCGTGATGGTCAGGTCCCAGGAGGGCGCGTTGCCGTCCATGCTATAGACCACCCGCTCCAGGTACCCGGCCAGGTCGCTGTCCAGGGCGATCGAGACATCGTTGAGATCGTCCGTCACGATCGCGATGCGGAGCAGGCCCTCTACCGGCACCGCGTAGCGGTTGGGGGCCCAGTCCCCGCTCCGCGAGCTGCTCGGCGGCGGGGCGACGTACGTCGTCGCCGCCCAGGCCGCCGCCCCCGCGACCAGCAGCAGCATTCCGATCAGACTGATCGGTGCGATCCTTCGACACCACTGTCCCATAGCATCTCCCCTTGAAAAAGGGTCGGGCCTCGATCAGAGACAAGCGAGACCCGACCCGTGATCCTCAGTCGTCGCCGATAAGGCGCCCGCGCCGGTCCCGGGGCCAGACGTTCAGCCGCGGGACGCCCCAGGGATTGACCCCCTGGATCGGCCGCGGCCGGCGGCCGCCCGAGCGGGTGACATCATGCCCCGCCCCGTGGGCCCGCCGACCCGCCTCCGCCCGTAGCTCGCGCCCGGTCACATCGTCCGGCACCAGTTCCAACGCGTCATCCATGACTCACCAGGACAAGGTCAACATGATGAGCGGCATGGCGGACGTCCCGCTCGCCGTCGTGTCGATGCAGAATCCCGCGATCTGATAGCCGGACTCCACGGTCAGCGCGTAGCCGAAATTCACGGAGCCATCCCCGACAAAGTAGGCCGTCCGGTCGTTGGCCGTATCGCCCGGCGTGGCGTCGCCGCCGCCGGGAATGACGAAGCACGGCCCCGCCGTCTGCAGCCAGCCGTTGTACGTGCTGGCGGTATTGACGGCCGGCACGCCCAGGAACGCGTTGTACTCGTACGCCCCCTTGGACAGGTAGCGGTACGGATTGAGCGTGATCTCGATATACGAGGAGGTCGTCAGGGCGTTGGCGATCGGCTCATCGAGGGTGACGCGGGTCGTCCCGCCACCCGAGGCGACGGCCGTGTTGCCCTCAATCAACCGGTTCTGGACCGCCGCCGCCTCATCGTGGCCGGCCACGAAATACCCGCCGACCAGCTCGTTCTCCGCGACGACACCGTCCGCGGCGTAGCCGTCGCCCGACGCGATCGTGACGGTGACCTGCTTGGCCCCGACCGCGATGTTCGCGGGCGGCACGGCCCCGATATTCTGCGGGGCGATGTTCGCCGCGCCGTAGCCGGACAGGAGCGAGCCCAAGCTGTGAAAGTACTTGAACACACGCCCGTCTTTCGTGAGCGCCCGGCGGCCCCAGGCGTGCTGCTGGGTCGTCGAGATCGAGGCGTAGGACAGACCCGCCCCGTTCGGGTCCTGGATGCGGCTGACCGGTAGGTACAGCGGATCCCATTGGTACGTTTTCATTTGTGCCCCTTTCTGGATGCGAAGCTGTCGCATCCGGGCCGGGCGTGAAGCTGTCACGCCGGCGCTGTTATTCCTTGTCCAGCAGAATCTTCACCAGGCCGGGCCCCCGCAGCCGGGCGGCCCCGACGTAGCAATCGGCCCAGAACTGATACGAGTAGTTGAGGTCTGCCCGCGGGCCCACCATGATACGCGGCATGCGCCGCCCGGTGCCCGACTTGAAGATCACGGCGTCCCGCTGCCAGGCGTAGCACTCGATACACCCGGTGTCGGTGGTATTGACCGTGAAAAAGTCGTCGGGCATGACGATCAGATTGAACCCGAGGACCCGCACGACCTCGCCCTCCTTGATGTTCCGCAGGGCGACCTTCTCATAGGTCGACAGGTTCGTGTCGTCCATCAACTTGTTCTTGTTGTGCTCATTGCACAACAGATACCGGTTCTCCGCGGGCGCCTTGGCGTTCGTGAAGAGGATATTGAGGGTGTTTAATTTGGCGACCGTCAGGGCCGTCTCCGTCGTGTTGGAGAAATCGCTGCCGGCCGCGACGACGGTGCCGTCGCCCGCGACGAGGCGGCTCTCGCCGCTGTCGTAGACATTGACCGACGTCGCCCCCTTCTGCCCGGTATACGCCACGGCGCCGAAGGCGGCGTAGATCGTGTCGTCGATCAGCCGGGCCGCCCCCTGCTCCAGCGCCTGGACGTACGGCCCGCCCAGGTCGGTCACGCTGTGCAGATCGTCCTCATCGTCCAGGGGAATGCCCGCGGCCTGACGGGTGATCGTCACGCGCCGACGGCAATGATCCACATCGGTCAGGACCGTGGGGCCGTTGCGGACCGTGATCGCCTGAAAGTCGATCGGCCCGATGTAGTTTTCGTACGCATCCACCGCCGCCTGCGTCCCAGTGCGGACGCAACTGTACAGCTTGGACAGCGTGCGCTGGTAGACGTGCTCGACCGTGCGAGCGACCTCTTCATTGAGTTGGATCGTTTCGGGGAGTCCCATGGAATCCAGCTCCTTTCGTAGAATGCCTCGTTACGAAAATCGCTGGGTTCCCCGGTCTCAGGACCAGCAGGGCGCTGGACCTCGCACCGGACCCACCCACTACCGCAATATCGCGCGGCGTGTCGGCCTGGCTTTCGGCGTGCACGGACCCGGCCGCGGGACACTACGGCCCCGCCGGGTTCCCCGCTCGATCCTGGAGTTGTCGAAGTGCGGGCGGGGCCGCCGGGCCCCGCCCTTGTCCGAGTTTATTGCACCGCGGCCGGCGCCCGCTGTCAAGCTTTTTCGCGGTTTTTTTTTGCCCGCGTGACCACGTCCACCAGCCGGTCAAATTCCCGGACCGCCGCCGCGTGCTCCGGATGGTCCTTGTCGAACACGGGATGTCGGGGGGCCTGGGCCCGGATCGCGTTGAGCTTGGACTCCGCCGCCGCCGCCACGTCCGCCGGGACCGTGGTCGTCGTGTCCGGATTCGGCTCGCGGAGCTGCTGGGCCAGGCTGTGGAAATACCGCCGCCAGGCCGGCTGCTCCAGCAGTCCCTGCGCCGCCTCGAACTGCTCCGGCGGCAGCGTCGATCGTAGGAACCGCTCCGCCAGGGCCCCGTTCGCCTCGTACTGGGCGCCCCAGTCCGCCCGCAGGGCCGTGTCCGCCTCCGTCAGCGCCCGCTGCCGGGCCTCCGCCTGCGTGCGGGCGTGCGCGGCGATCCGCTTGTTCCACCGGGTCAGGAGCCGGTCCACCTGCCGCTGGGTCAGCTCGCTCTCGTGCATGTCCTGGCGCACGCCCTCGATGAACTCCTTCGGGGCCATGGATTTCTCGTCCACGCCCGCCGCCGCGGCGTCCGGCAGCTTGTACTCCGCCGGCGTGGCCGGCATGCCCAGCCGCCGCATCGTCGTCTGCCAGACCTCATCGGCCGAACCTTCGGCCGGGACCGGAATCTTCTCGAACCCGACCAGCTTGTGGAGCGACGCGAAATTCCGCAACGTGTCCCCAATCCCCTTGTGCGTCCGGATCTGCAGGTTGTCCGCGACGTCCGGCGCCGCCGCCCGGAACGAGGGGTGTTCCCAGAAGTTGGGGACGTACTCGCCGTTCGGACGAATGAAGAACCCCGGGACCTCAGAGTCTTTGGCCCCCGCGGCCGCGGCGGGCCCGGCCGCCCCACCTGGGGCCCCGCTGCCGGCGGCTTCCGGGGCGGGCCCCGCGCCGCCGCCGGCCGAACCATCATCCGCAAAGTGATGGTACTGGGGCCGATTGCACCACGCTGTTACGCGATATGATCGTCGCATCATCGAAGTCCCTTTCGCTTGCGCATCAGATCGATCCGGATGTTTGCTGCGTTACCCCAACAGCTCCCGCGCTGTGCGGATGTCACCACATGTGATCTGACCCTGCCGACCGTCGCGGACGAGGGTATAGAGGACCGCCTGCGGCGGCTTGACGCCGTCGTCCGGCAGGGCCGCCAAGGGCCGCAGGGCCTGTCGCAAGACCGCGACCCGTTCTGCCAGCACGCGGTTTTCCTCGGCCAGCTCCGGCCAGGGCTTACGCCCGCCCTTGGCCGTGTTCGGCCGGGCCCGGTCCGGGTCCATCATGGCCCGCCCCTCGCCGTCGCTCTCCACCGCGGCCGACTCCGCCTCCTGGGTGGCGTTCGCCGCGGCCGGCACGGTCGGTCCCTCGGGCACCCGCGGTTCGTCCCCGGGATTGCTGTTCTGTGCTTTACTCACCTGTCAACCCTTCCGCAAATAAGTCTTCCGCCCCGCGCCGGCCCAGCGGCGGGCGCAACTCGTCGTCCACGTGTCCCCCCGCACCCGGGACCAAATCCTCCTCCATCTTGGCCACGGCCTCCGGCGGCAACTCCTGGATCCAGCGCAGCCGGTTCACCACGTCCTGCTTGCCCAGCCAGTAGGCCGTGCGATCGAACGAGCCCGCGACGAACGCCGTCGCCCCGGCCTCCGTGTAGGCCGCCAGGTACCGCTGGACGAGCTCCCAGTCCCCCTGCGTGGCCAGCCGCCGCAGGGCGTGATGCACCTGGGGCACCGTCACCGGCCTGGTCCGTCCCACGCCTGCGTCCACCGATTCCATGCGCTGCCACTCCTACGCCGCCGCGCCGGCCAGCATGGCCAGCGGCGAATTCTCTTCCACGCTCTTACCCAGGCCCCGGGCCGCATCGCCGGCCACCTTGGCCTGCTGCATCGCCTCCCGCTGCGCCAGCACGCGGGCCCGGGCCTCCCGGATCTGCCGCACCGCCGCGGCACTGCGCCGCAGGCGGGTCGGGATCCCGAGACTGTCCTGGATCATCGTCGCCACGTCGTTGAGACTCCAGTGGTCCCAGATCGACGGGTCAATCTCCGCCCAGGGCGACAGCACCATCCGCGCATCGTCGAGACTCTTGAGCTCCGCGTACTTGATCGCCAGGGCCAATGGGCTGACCAGCTCCAGGTTGTACCGGTACTCCGGCAGCGGCCGGCCGCCGTAGGTCCAGCCCTCGATACCCAGGTCACGCTCCGTCAGGAGCTCCAAGCAGGTGGCAATGAGCGGCCGGAACAGCTCCGCCTTCTGGCGGCCCAGGATCGGCACCACGATCGCGTAGGATTTCTGGATGATCGCCCGGACCTCCTCCACCCGCCGGTCCTTGTTGTCCTGGACCATCTGGAAGATCTCGTTGAGAAAGGCCCGCATGATCAGCGACCCGAAGTACTCCAGCAGCAGCTCGCTGATCCGGTGATCACCCTGGATCTCCAGAAACTGCGGCCGCTGCCGATCCGTCGCCCCCAGCCGCTGCACGATCACCGAGCCCGGCGTCGTCGCCAGCGGCCCGTACGCGCCGTCGTCCGACGCGAGCAGCGGCGGATCCATCCTCTTGGCCGCGTACTTCAGAAAGATCTCCACGCTCTTGTCCAAACAGCGGACCCAGGAATACGCCAGGTCGCCCGGCCCCATCCCCCAGGGAATGTCCGTCGCCGCCCGGAACCGCGTCACGATGTACCGCAGCCGCCGGCTGCCGCTGGCCTCCAGCAGCTTCTTCTCGGCCAGATCGATCCAGAGGTTCTCGTAGCGCTGACTGGACGCCGCGAAGCGGCGCGGGTTCCAGGCGTCGTTCGGCCGCATGACGTTGAGATAGCCCCGCCGGGTCCGATACGCGTCTGGCTTCTGCTGCTCCAGCTGCTGCCGCAGCGACTCGGGCAGCCGCTCCCACCCGAACCGGCGGGCCGCCTCGTACGCCGTCCAGGCCCGCTCAATATACACGCTGTCGGGGCGACCCTCATCGTCCACCAGGAAACAAAACTCCCGGATCGGCCGGGCACTGAAGGCGAACACGCGATCGGCGTCTTTCTTCACGGCCAGACAGCCCGTCCCGATCGTCAGATCCTCATACACCGAGTGCAGCTCCGTCTCCGCATTCGTCTGCTGCAGGGCCAGGTGCAGCCGCTCGGTCCGCTCCGCCAGCATCTCCGCGTACCCGCGATCGTCGGCCAGGTCCGCGTCCAGGGCCGGCGGCGCCAAAATGAACCACCGCCGATCGCTGGGTGTGAGATGCGTGTAGAGATTGGCGGCGAAATCCGCCGCGGCCAGCATGCCGGTGGCGTCGTATTTCTCCGCGTAGGGCCGGCTCCAGGCCTCCAGGGTCTGCGTGACCGCCGCCTTGTGCGGCAGCATGTACTCGCACAACAACTGCCAGTGCTCCATCCTCTGGTCGCGCGTGGTCTTGAGTGCCTCGTACGTCGCCACCAACTGCTGTACCGCATCGTCTTTCGTCAGCATGGCCGTCTCACCTCGCAATTAGGCCCGGCATCCAGGCCTGCATCTGATTGGCCGTCGCCCAATTCAGTCCCTGCGGCTGCCCGCTCGCCGGCCCCGTGCGCCGCGCGGCCGGCGTCCCCGCCGCCCAGATCGCCGGCTCCACCAGCGACGGCACCGGCGGATAGGCTGTGCCCCCCGCGGCCCCGCCCGTCCCCGTCCGCGCCGGGCGCCCGAACGCCCCCCGCGTACCCCCGCTGCCCCCGCTGCCCTTGAGGGCCAGGGCCCCCGCCCCGATCGCTCCGGCCGCCAGGGCCGCTCCCGGACCCGCCGCCGCCCCCGCCGCCAGGGCGCCCATCAACACCGTCTCAATTCCCATAGTTGCCCCCATCGTATCTACCCGCGGCACGAGTCCACCGGCCCGCCGCCGGCCGCAGGGCCGAACAGATTGAACCCCGCCCGCGGCGCCGCCTGCCACGCCCGCACCTCCCGCTCCCGACTGCCGCACGTCCGCTCCTCGAGCGTCAGAATGCAGGAGCCCAGGATGTCGGACCAGTAGCCGCAGTCGTGGCAATGGCGTGGATCGCCGCCTGTACTCATCGTTTCGGCCCAAACAAATCAAACGCGGTAGACTTCTGGCGGCTGTGGTGTGTGCTGCGTACCATTGTAGGTACCTGCAGCTTCGCCGCAAGCAAAAAATTCGCGAACGCGTGTCGAAAATGGTCCGGCCCGTTGCGGGTGATGTAGGTCACTGCCTGCTTGCCGGTCAGGGCGTCCTGGCGCACGATCTTGGCCATGTTGGCGCACTCGCGGGCGAACTGCTCGACCAAGGCCGTCGGCTTGGGCAACAGCAGCCGCCCCGGGTGCGTCAGGTAGTAGTGCGTGTCGTCGAGGATCTCGTTGCGATTGACCCGCACCAGCCGCGTCTTGGTGTCGTACGCCGCCGGCTGCACACTGACCACGTAATCACTGAGCCAGATCTGCGCCCGGGATGCAGCCTGATAGTCCCGGGCCCCGCGGAGTTCGGGCTCGTTGTCGATACATCCCACTTCTACCGCGTAGGCCCGCTCCAGCACGCGGAGCTGATCCCAGCTCTCGACCAACAGCACCGCCAGGATGCGGACGCTGTCCGCTGTTAGCCGCTGACCGACCACCACGTGCAGCATCTTACCCACATCCACCCCCATCACCGTCGCCGTCGTCGAACTCGCCGCCGGCGGGTCCTGCGTGCAGCACAAGAGGATCTTCGCCGGCTCCAGCCCGGCCTCCGCATCCAGATGGGGCAGCCCCAGCATCAGGCGCTTCACGTCCCCCAGATTGCCCTGGGGGGGCTGCTGGAACGCCGCCAGGATCTGCCCGGGCGCCACGTAGTGACTATTGAGCTGACTCCACCAGTAGGAAATCCGCTCGGGGCTGCGCGCAGGGTATTTCGCTACCCACTGCCCCTGATCGATGTTGAGCTGCCGGCCACACGCCAGACAGGCCCGCTGTACGGCGCCATCCGCCATACGCCGCAGACAGGCCGGGAACTCGATCTCCAGGCACCACCAGCGATTGCAGGCCCCGCAGCGGATCATCCAATGCCGCTGATCCCCCTGCTGCCAGTCGAGATCAATGCCGTACCCATCGATCGTGGGATTGGAGAGCGACCATTGCCATTTGAGGTCGCTGTGGCCCAGCCGCCCGCGGGCTTTCTCGACCGCATACGGAGGCATCAGGTCCAGCTCATCGTAGACCACCACGTCCGCCGGGTCCGAGCGCAACGCCACGCTCTCGCGCTCCACGCCCTGGACGCCGTGACTGAGTTGGGCCCCGCGCATCATCAGACTGCTGCCGCCGGAGCCCGTGGCCCGGGTAATGCGCTTGTTGTGCACGTTGTTCGTCCTCTGCACGTAGCGCCCGATGGCGCCGGGATTATTGTCGATGAGCGGGCCCCAGCGCAACTGCGAGAACTCCCCGACCTTGACGTCGGTGGGAAACAGGTAGATCACCCCCTGGCGAATCGGACCGTGAATCATCGCGTGCAGCATCCGCAGCATGATCAACAATGTCCAGCCGCCCTGCGTGCCCTTGCGCACCGCGACGCACGGATGGTCCAGACTCATCGGTTCGAGTTGATACCGATGCCGCGCGAACGAGAACGCCGCGCCACTCTCCACCCGCAGATGCGTCTCGGCCCAGACCGCGGCATTCGCCCGCGCCAGCTGCCGCGCCAGGCCCAGGTCCGATTTCGCAGCCGAGATAATCTCAACTCCGCTCATCGTTCTCCGGCTCCGCCGCGGCGGCGGCGGGCTTGCTCGTTATGTCCTGACTGGGGACGCGGATCCGCGTGCCGTACTGCGACTCCAGCGTCGCGCGGGCCAGCTCGCCCAGCTCCGCCAGCCGCCCCGCCTCCGGCTCGCCCTCCGCGCCCGGCGGCAGATCGTTACCGCGGACCGCCGGTGGGGGCAGTCCCGGCGACGCGTTGCCCGCGGGCGGCAGCCGCCAGCCCTGGCGGTTGCACAACCACAGGGCCTGCGCCTTGATGTCCGGATGCCGGAACTTCCACAGCCGCACGATCACGCCGGCCGCCTTGTCGTACTGCTCCTCCTGATACCAGTACCCCTGGGCGCACGCCAGGATACTGCGCTCGACGTTCGCGGAGTCAAATTGTGATTTGCCCTCCGAAACCGCCTGCGAAAACTCCGGATGCTGCTCCTTCCAGTCGTAGACCGTCCGGTCGCTCACGCCTAGCGCTTTGGCGAGCTGCTCGTCCGTCGCTCCGAACATCGAGCAGATGTATCGCGCCTGCTCGACGACCGCGGCACTGTATTTCGGTGGTCGGCTCATCGTACGCTCATTCTATCACGCCCGGCTCGGTCCCGCCCGCGTCAAGTACTCCGCCACGCGGCGCTTATGTACCGCCACGAATACGGCCCCGCGCTTGCGATTCCTTTTTTTTTGCCCATTTTTCCGGGCCCAGATCAGATCGTGCTCCAGGATCACGCGCTTCGTTTCCGGCGGCAGCTCGCGGAGCGCCATGAGTCTATCATACACGCTCTCGAAACTCCCCGTCTGCTCCCGGGCCTGGACCGAATCCAGCGGCCACGGGAACCCCAGGGCCCCGTAGACCGCCCGGACCCAGTCCGCTCGTGCCGGATCGATCCATCCCGCCAGGACGCTCGCCATGATCCCCCCGAGCGGCCGGCCCTCCCCGGGCCCGGCCGGTGGCGATCGGCCCGCCAGTGATCCCTCCGGGCCTGCCACGCTCCTGCCGTCGGATACGAGCGGACCTGCGGAAATCCCCGGCGGCGGGTTGGGGTTGCTCAGGATGCGGATACTGCCCGGGACGGGCCGGCTCTCGGTCTGGCTCTCGCCTGGCCCTGTGCCTGGGCTCTGGCTCTGGCTCTGGCTCTCGCTCTCGCTGTGCCTCTGCCTCTGCCTGGCCTGGGCCTGTGCTCGGCTCTCCGGGCTCGGCACTCTCGGCTCTCCGCTCTCCGCTTTGTCTCTCTCTCTTTCTTTCGTTTCCGCTTTCCGCTTTCGCTTTGTCTCTGCCTCTCTCTCTGCCTCTCTCTCTGCCTCTGCCTTTGCCTCTGTCTCTGGCTGCAAACCCGCCTGCAAAAACCCCCCGGCCGACCCCGGCCCGGCGTCGCCCGCCGGCGCCGCCGGCGCTGCCGGCTCCGCCCACTTGAGGAAGGGCGCCGGCTTGCCGTGCTCGTCCGTCGCACTCAAGAGCGGCTCCAGGTCCAGCGGGCCCTGCCAATGGAGGACCTCGC